CCAAGCTTTTCTGTCACGAACATGATAAGTTTCTCTAAGCCATTTAGCAAAAGTGATTTGCCATTCCATTTTGTGTTGACATTCATCAGGTGAATCATCTGCATCGTATCCGTAGATTTTTAACATGTCAAGCACTTCTCGTTGCCACACTCCTGAAATAGGTTCTGCATTTCTAAGTGAAATCTTGCCAATCTTTCTTCTGTTGCGAAGTCTTTGCATATCTTGGTATGCGTTTTTGTAACATCTGCCTGTCAATACTGACAAAGCAGTTGGCCCACACCATCTTGTGCTGTGGAAATCTTGCGGCACTTGTCCTTTCTTGTTTCGGGTCATTTTTGTTTTTCCTTTTTTTGTGTGCCTCTTTTGGGCACTGTTATAGTTATATGCAATAGCATATATAAGCTATTGTGTTGGTCTGCATAGATAAAACTACCATTTTTATCTATTTCTGTGCTACAAAGCAATTCCGAAAGGATTATATAATTATGGTAAATTATCTATAAAAAATTCTGATACACGATTCTTATGTTTTTCAAACGCTGGTCTAAGATATGGCATTGGGCCACCATTTTCACCTGTCCCTGTAGGTGTGCCGTATTCGACGTGTGCAGCGTATTCTACGTTAGTCCCTACACTTTTGCGTAGGTATTCCCTATTAACGTTGATACTACTCCTTAAACGTCCTGTATCAACAGGAACTTGTATTTGTGCTGATAATGATATAGCATCTGCGGTATCATCAAGTGCCATATCTAACACATCTGGATATTGGTCTAATAATTTTTTTAGTAAAGCTTGAAACTCATCTCCGCCCTTAATCTCAATTGCCATTATCCTTCTAACACTTCACCTATTGAAGCATCCCCATACTTTTCTTTCCATTTTTTATCAACGTATTTCTCAGCTCTTTCTAGGTATTTGACTCTGGCTTTAATTCCCATTTGTCTAGCTTGTTCTCTATCAGCATTTTTCCATTCCCTTTCTGATTGACACTCTTGACAAAATCCATTACTAAGAATGTGAACTCGCATCCCACTTGCTAAACACTTCTTACAGTTACTCATCTTTTCCGTTACCGTGATGCCCGTATTTATCGTTACTGATATTAATTATAATACTATCTGGCATTCTAGATTTCTTTTTTGTTTCTTTTTCTGCTTTATTTAACATGGCATCCATTAAATCTTCTAATGTTTCAATTATCTGAAAGTCTATTTCTCTCATGCAACCCTCATCAATACTGTTCGTTGATTAGGATGTAAAAGTGAATTGCCTCGCAAAGTCATTCCGTATCTGGCTCCTATTTCTTGTTGAAGTGCTATAAGTTTATCCATTGTCACTCCTTCAGAAGGAATCCTACTATCTAATTCTTTATGTGCTGCACAAGTTCTTGCACCAGCAGCGACCACTAGTGTATATTTGAAGGGCTTCTTACGTAGCCTTTCTATTTTCTTATAGGAAGCTAACCTGCCCTCGTTTGTTACGTTAATTATCTCGGTTCTAGCAATACGTGTTAGTTTGTAAGTTTCTGTGTTTAATATCTTTTGCATTTCTGAAACTGTGTTAGGAATACTGCGACCTTCAACAACAGCATTGTTTATTTCTGCATTTAATTTAGCTGAAAGTGCAAAGCTTAATTCATTGTAAATATTTGTTTGAACTTTACCACTGTTTAACACTCTAATTGCATCCTCATCGGATTGGTCAAAATCGACTGCTAATCTTTCCCCTTTATATACTGAATGTGTGTTTAGTTCTTTTTTGGTGTCGTTTACCCCCCCTTTTTTCTTATCAGCAGCATTAATTTGACGAACCCTTGCTTTTGCCCACGAATATCCTGCATCGCCACCCCAAAGTAAATGTGCAACATATCCTGCACTTGGGTTATGTTCGTTACCCCAATCCTGTCCCTGTCTATCTGATTGATGTCTATCAAAAAATGCTTTCATTCTTTTACAAGTTTTAGGTGATAAGTTAACACGATTTTTTATGTCTCTGGCTCTGGCAACACCAACTTCAGTGCCACCTCTACCAAACTCCCTACGATATTCTAATCCCTTAGCAGCTTCTTTTGCCATTGCTGCTGTTGGCTTAAAATTAATATGAGAATATTTATCTTTTTTCATTATGATGTTTGTTTTATTTTCTTCTGCTGCTGTTTTAAAACCATGAATATATGCGTCTCGCATTTCTGTTCCTAATATATTCTTTAAATCTTTAGTGACGCCAATCAATAACATTGGTAGCATTTCTGCAAGTTGACTAAAGGTAGTTGCTGTTCTCAATAGATTTATCTCACGCTTTAACGTGGCTACTAATTTATTGTCTAAGGTTGAAGTAAATCCGCTGGTTCGCTTGGCTCCACTGGCTCCTGCGACATTGGCATACTTTCTAAATCGTTGCTTGGAAATATTAATTCTCCTTCTTCACTCAAGTCAAGGGTAATTCCTACTCCCTGAAATGCTGCTATAATATCAGCTTTACTTCTCATATTAGCGAGATATTGCTGTTCATTGCGTTCATCAATGTCATTAAAGATTACTTCATAATCTGTTATTTTTAACAATTTTAATAATGGCTCAAACAAGCCTTCCTGAATCATACGTTGTGTTTCATCAATAGTTCTGTCCATCATTGACAACTGTTCACCTTCTGCATTAAGTCCGCCAACTCCACTTACGTCACCTACTGCTAATGGCATAACTCCATACGCTGAATTAATATCTTGATTAATTTTTTCTAAATATGGTAGCATTCCTGATTCTCCAATATTAGGCATAACCGACACAAACTTAGCTCCCGTAGAACCATCACCAGAGGAGATTATAGGAACAAAGTTAGGGTTTCTTCTAGTTTCTTCCGCAATATATTCTCCGAGTCTGTTAAGTGCTTGTTCATCTAAATTAGGAATATCTAGGAAACCTTTGGGTGGTCTTTCCAATCTAAACATTTTGTTTTGATACGATTCGATTGCCAAAGCAGTTTCTATTTTTTTCATTAATCCCACAATAGGTGATTGTCCATAGAGCCGAGCCGTTGATGAATACTTGTTAAAATGTATCATTTCATCTCTAGCAAATGGTATGTCTCCTTCAGGGTCTTCATATGTGTAAGCAATTAATTCTAATTTAGTTCCGCATTCTGCACACACTGACCCGTTCATTGCTTTACGACATGATGGACAAAAGTAATCATCTGTTTGAAATCTACCAAATCTGTCAGTGTTAAATCTCATATACTTAGAATCTTCCACCCACATCTGAGAAACTTGTTTACCTAATATACTGCCAGACTCATCTTTTACATAATCGTAAACAATAGAAATCCATGCATCATCAAACACTTCTACTTGTCTAATAATTGCCTTACAAAATTCCTCGCCTGTCATATCTGAATCACCATTAGTAGGGTCTTTCAGTAATCTTTCTAAAATTGCTTTTTGGTCTTCACTTGGTGTATCTGTTGTAGGTTCTAACCTATAACCTTTGGCAACTGATTGTGATGCTATCTTGGTTATAACAGATTGTAAATGTGAATACTGTTCAGCTAATTGGTCCAAATAATGTAAATCATAAATTGGTTCCAATCGCATTGGCCCTGCACTTCCCATTGCTGGAGCCATGTCATACACTGGAGTTCTTGCTTCTTTTTTAAGATTAGATTCTAGAAAAGTTTGCACTGAACTTCTACGCTGCGGTTTCCTTCGGAAATAATCGAATACGCCCATTACCAGTCTGGGTCAGACCTCTTAGCTCTAATAAGCCTTTCTCTGTTGTCGGACTTATAAACGTGATTATTAATTGCTGGTTCAAGGAATCTGGCAACGCTGACTCCATGAGTTTTCGCAAGTATTTTAATATCTTTTTTTAGATTTCCTGAGATTCCTTTGAGTTCAAGCCTTGCCATTAAAAAACAGTTAAAATATGCTACTTAAAAAGATTGTGGGTCTGAAAAAGGGGGGGTAAATCGGTTTATTGTAAAGTTCAAAAGCCCCCCTTACAGTTTCATTTTTGCTTTCGTTGTTATCAGAGCCAGAGCTTCCACAACATTTGCCTCACTTGGCTACTTGGGGCTACCAAATACTTCAAGTGTGCATACTGGTTGACTTTTGGTTAACGAAAACCGTTGCCTCACTGTAAGGGCGTATGCTCAGGAATTTTAACCCTACATCCTGAGTTGCTTTCATGGATGATACAGCAAAAAGACCAAATTCTATTTGCCTTAGTCCCTCACCCATTTTGTCATAAATGACTTTAATCACCGTAGCTTCTTGGGTTGCCAAATATCTAACATTGAAGTGTCCTTTTACCAGCCTCCTTACAAAGCCCTTCAAGGCAACAACCTTTCCCAGTGGCTTATGCCCCCTTCAAAGGGCAAACTGAGCTGTTCCAGTTGTGTAAGTTGAGGAGTATTCCGCCCATCCTGCATACTACATGGTGGGATTTGAACCCACGACCTTTTCTATTACCTTACGGTTTTCAGTGACGTTTAATTATTTATCAAGCACTCGATTCTTTCATCATGTAAGTTGCCAAACTTATCCTGAGCCGAATCGGTATATGACGGTAGCCACACCCGTTACAGTGTTTTATTCCCTTCATATATTTTTTCACTTGCCACAACGCCAAACCCATTTCGCAAAAAATGGTTTTGACTTTAGAAATGCTCTTCCTGTTAAGGGTCACCTAACTGAGCTACATTTCAACAGGAACACCAATCCGAAGATTAGTGTTCTCAACGCTACGGTTTTGCGAATGTATGTGTCATAGCACAAACCTCTCTGGGGGTATCCCCGACTTTCACCCCTACGTATTATTGGTTACTTTATCCATGTACTTGTTTATAGTTCCTTGGTAGGAAAGGGCTGTCAGGGCCGTTCAACATGACAAGTTAGTGCATAGCTTTTCTCCCTATGCAACTGAATAATGACGTTAGACAAATAAATGTCCCAGAGCTTGACCTCCTCGCCATTAACAGCTTGACGGTTTGTGCGTTTGACTTTCTAAGGGTCAGAGCCAGCAGTCATAAGTGTCGCCACCTGTTTGCTGGTTGTTCTGATTCCTCGCTGCCTAAGCAACAAATAATTATTCTTGGGGGGTTATATAACCTTTTGCCCAACACTGCATAGATAGAAATAAAAAAAGTAGCTTTTTCTGGCTTTATTTTTCATTCCGAATGGGTTATATAATTAATCAGCAATTGCGTAATCACTATAATCATCCATTAGCTTTTCTCGTAACTCCTTAACAGCTTTTTTTGGTTGATATTCCTTATACTTATTTTGCACTTTTCTCCTAGCCCTCTGAATAGTTTCTGCGTTAGGTGCATAATGTAGAAGGTCGTATAGGTCTGACAAAAAGGCATCGGTATCACATTGCTTACCTTTATCACTTGTGGCCCTGTAATAGTCCTTTAAGATAAGGTAATGCAGATATGTCGTATTATCCCGACAAACTATATTGTCCTTTAGTTGCTGTCTTACTACGTCCTCGACTTTGTCTAGCTTTTTGAATGCGTTGTATTTCATTTTTTTTTCTCCGTTATGTTTCCTGCCAATTTAACTTGACACATTGGGCAATTTATGTAGGGTCGCCCTCTTTTCTGTTTCCCCAAAAATCTCTCCTTTGTAATATATCTATTCTGTATCCTAAATCCGTGACCACACTTGTGACAATCAAATTTCCATATCATTAAGTATGTTCCTTGCTTCTAATAATTCTAAGCATTTCTTGCATGATATATTCCTCAATCTTCTGGACTTCATTATGTTGTATTCTTGTGGAGTTGCTTCGTATCCGCACATACTCAGGAATGCCACTTGTGAGGGGGCGTGTTTTTTTCTCATTCATCTATCGTAATAACTGACCCTTGAAAACAGTTGTTGATGTCAGATACTCCATATTGTAATTTATTGTAACAATGCTTACAGCGAACGTTGTCTGCCCCTATCTTTCCATGCTTACCGATAGTATCATTACAATCTATACAGACTTTCCATTCGTCTTTTGTTAACGGATTGCCTCTATTCATTTCTTTTTTCCTCCAACTTATCTAACCAAGCATCTATTACTTGAGCAACATAATCGGGCATATCCGATGCATTAGATTCCATACCGTCATCCCATGTAGCAATAAGTTTCCATGAATTTATGTATCTCAAAGTTGTTCCTCCATTTCTAGTAGTTGTTCCATTTCTTTTCTTATTCTGCGTATAGCAATCGTATCTAATTTTAATTGCCTAATCTCTGCTTTTAGTTTTTTGTTATAATACATTTATTTTCCTCCGCAGTTGCAGCATGGGTAGATGTCTAACATTCCTTCTGGCTTCCAACCTTTTTCTTTGAAATCCTCGATGTATTCTGGAAAGTTAAAACAAACAGTTTCTACTGCTTCGTCTACTGTGTTGAAGAAATCTACTGAATGTTTCTGAGGCCATTTTCTCATGGTTCTTTTTACATCTCTGCAACCAAACTTGTGAAGAACTTGATGTTCTCCATTTCTGCCAAAGCTGACACTTGAACCTAGCAAGGTGTAACCTTTCTTTTGTTTAATGTTTTCGTCATTTCTGTAGTCAAACATATCAACATTGTCTCCATGTTTGAAGCTTTTTCTTACGATAAATCCGTGCTCATTTCTCTCGTTTTTCTGTAACATTTTTTTTGTTTCCTGTTGTCTGCCTCTCTTGGGCAGCATAGGATTATTCCACTAGGCATATATAAGCTTTATGCAGTTAGTGCATAGATAGAATCACAAAATACTGTTATCCCAAGACGTAATACGTATTCCCCTTTTATCAATTTCTTCAATCGCTAATTCGCACATCCACAATGAAACTACGGAATCTGCTGTGTGACCATCTAGTCTACCGTTTTCTCCCCACATTAATCTAGACAGACCTTCTACTAACTTACGACTGCCCATTGGGCCAGATTTGTTTACAGACTTATTCCAAGGTATTATATATCTGTTTTGTTCCATTGCCAAAGCTATACGAGGTATACCTATAGCAGCGTGATGTTTCTCGCTACCCGTTCGGTGACCTTTAACAGGCAATCCTCTCATGTCCTTAGCAGCGTGTGCAACTAATCTCTGGAATCCATTAGTTTCTACCATTATTATTGTAGGTTTATATTTCTCAGCCAACGAAGTTATATTGTCAACCTGTGACCTTAACCAACCTGCTCCCTCTGCCTGAACCTTACCTGTCCATT